TTCGAGGAGGCTCAGAACGAAATCTAGCGAGACCTAAATGAAATGGGTCTCACAGTTCACCCAGAAACTATGCAGGACAAGGAGGTAGCTGACGACGACGACTACATTACCAAGGAACTCCACAACTACATGTACCAAGTAGCTAACCCAGACTTTCAACTGATCGAGGGGGTTCATGAGGATTTTGTAAAGCAGGAGTGGATCGAACGATTGATCGGTGATCGTAATCCCGGAATTGCTTGGCGTGAACGGCCGGAGGTATGGGAAGAGTTTCTCGAACGTGACTTAAAGCAAATGAAGAACGTAACTAAAACTGGTAAATTCTCATACACGTACTCCCAGCGCATCGGGGGCAAGCATATTCAACGGGTTATTGATGAGCTGCAGGTTCATCCACATTCTCGACAGCTTTTCATACCTATGTGGCGGGAGATTGATGAGCGCAGAAGAGGTAGACAACGTGTACCCTGTACCCTTGGCTATCACGTAATACAGCGGAAGAGGAAGTTGCACATGACGTACCTGATGCGCAGCTGTGACTTCATCACTCACTTCCCGAACGACGTTGCCCTAGCGTCGATGCTCCAACACCATATCGCCGAGGAGACTGGCTATAATGTGGGCACTTTCACTCACTACATTTCCAGCCTTCATGTTTACGCCAAGGATGTCAAGGGGGCGTTCTGATGGGAATGCAACCACGAATAAGTCGAGAGAACCTGTTCATGGAGGTTGCTCATCTTGTAGGTGAACGATCAACCTGCAAACGGGCCAAGGTTGGTGTGGTTGCAACGCTCGAGGGTCGGATCATTGCGACTGGGTACAATGGTGCACCGAAGGGTATGCCACATTGCCTAGACGTAGACTGCGATATACAGATGGTTAGGAGTCACGCCTTACAACCGGTAATAAGGAACCTGGCCGACGCACAGAATATACCAGATCGGTTCAAGTATAAGGAGGAAGTTCACTGTGTTCGTGCTGTGCATGCCGAAGCAAATCTTATAGCCTGGTCAGCACGCACAGGAACGTCCCTGTTGACCTCTGAGCTGTATTGTACACATCAACCTTGTTATACGTGCTGCAAGCTTCTAATTAACGCTGGGGTCTCCGCTATACATTACTGCGAGAAGTACGGTGATGAGTCCTCAATTGAGCTGCTTCGTGAAGCAAACGTGCTTGTGTGGCATGAGGAGAGCTGCTGATGCCCTTAACCCCACAGGCTGAGAAACTATGGGATCGTATTCGTAATCCAGACTGTACGATGTGCCCGCTGCATGAAACAGCACAGACAGTTTGTTTGATCGGGAACGGTCCCGTACCTGCGGAGGTGATGGTTGTTGGTGAAGCACCTGGATTCAGGGAGGATGAAATATCTGAACCTTTCAGTGGAGCTTCAGGAAAATACCTTAGAGAAACTCTTAAAAGCGTTGGGATACAGCCCACAAGCTGCTTCATCACTAACGTCAATAAATGTCGACCTCCGGAGAATCGCAAACCAAAGGCAGGTGAAGCAACTGCTTGTCGAGGCTATCTCGAGCGAGAACTCGGATTTGTTAAACCTCAATATATTCTCACAGTCGGTAATCACGCCCTAAGGTTAGTCAAAAAGGGCGGCATCATGAAGAAGCGGGGGAAGCCTATTGATTTCTCCTACTTCGTCAGGGAGTTAGGCGAAGACGGTATAGAAATGAATCAACGGGACTGCATCGTGTTCCCTACGATTCATCCAGCAGCTGTGTTGAGGAACCCTAAAAACAAGAAGTTATTCGAGACTGATATCGAGGCATTCGCACGACTGTTGAAAGGCGAGAAGGGTAACGAGGGCCCCAAACGTGTAATGCTCGCCAAGAACAAACGTCAAGTCAAGGCAATCATCCGAGCTATCCTTGACTCAGAAGCTGTAGCCTACGACATTGAGACGTATGGTGGATTCGATGAGTGGAAACCTGGCGTAGGAATTTGTACAGTCAGCTTCTCCACTGAACCCGGCGTAGCGTATGTCCTACCGGTCGATCATCCACAGGCGCCTTGGGGTCGTAAGCTGGGGTACAAGTTATTGAAGATGGTCATTACGGCCATGATGTTTTCCAAGTGTAAGATGGTTGCACATAACGGAAAATTCGATGATCGATGGCTAAGGTTCTTCACTAACCTAAACTTGCATTGTGACTTCGATACGATTCTCAGTGCACACCTGCTCGACGAGAACCGAGCCAAAGCACTTGAAGTTTTGGCAACGATGTTGCTGGGTGCTGATGCATACGGTATCGACACCTCCGACAACCGCAATGAGTCACTGAAGCGACTGGCACTTTACAATGCCAAGGATACTGAGTTCACCCTCGTGTTGTACTACAAGTTTAAGGCCCAATTGAAGAAGGAACGTCGTACAGCCCGAGTGTTTGCAAAGTTGATGATGCCCGCCTCACGCACGATCACGAGGATCGAAGAGCGTGGTATGTGGGTTGACAATGATCGTCTCGAGAAGCGTATCGTACAGGTCAGTGACCTCGTTGACGAGATGGTTGATGATATGAATTCCATAGCAGGTGTGGAGACCAACTGGAACTCGTATCAACAGGTGGGTGAAGTTCTATTCAAACGTCTGGGCCTGCCATTGATAGAACTAACTGCCACAGGTAATGCATCGACTAAGGAGTCAGTGCTATTACATCTGGCCAGCAAACATGAACTACCTCGAAAGATACTCAAGTATCGTAAGCACGCTAAGGACCTGAACACCTATCTCGTCAGATGGTCGGAGGTACAGGATGAGCACGGAAGAGTACACCCTAACTACAAGCTCTTCGGAACAGTCACAGGACGACTTAGTTCTGGCAAGGACACGGAAGGGCATCGGCAAGCCATCGGAATTCAACAGGTACCCCGTGATACTCTTATTAGATCAGTGTTGGGAGCACCTCCAGGTTGGCGATTCCTTGAGTTTGACTTTAGCCAGATCGAACTTAGAATCGCTGCACATCTCAGTCGAGAGCCAACGATGCTCCGATACTTTCAAGAGGGTCGAGACATACATCTTTCAACGGCTGCCGCAATTACAGGCAAGCATCCTGACACTATCACTAAAGAAGAAAGAAAAAAAGCAAAAGCCGTGAACTTCGGTTTCCTGTATGGGATGGGTTGGAATAAGTTCATCATGTATGCCCTCGAGAACTATGAAGTAATCGTTTCGCCCGCCGAGGCCAAGGCTGTTCGTAAACGATACTTCGATGAATATGCTGGATTGCTTCCGTGGCATAAACGACAGAAGCGACTTGTCAATCTGTATGGGGAGGTTCATTCAATCATCGGTCGCACTCGACACCTGCCCGATATCCACAGCCCTGACAAGGACGTAGTAGCTGAGGCCGAACGTCAGGCGATCAACTCCCCAGTACAAGGCCTGGCTTCTGATATGATGTTGCTCGGTCTTACGATCATTGATGAGATGATTCCTGAGGACGAAGGTTTCCTAGTAGGTTCAGTGCATGACTCAGGGTTGATGGAAATCCGTGAAGACTGCATTGATAAATGGGCGCCTGTCATTAAGCACACTATGGAGAACCTGCCTATCAAGAAGAAGTTCGGTGCAACGCTTAACGTACCGATTATTGCAGATGTCACGGTTGGACAACACTGGGGGGAGGGTGAAGAATGGGCGGCATAGGCATATCGAACTCAGAGGCGAAGCTGTTCACTGACTGTCGCCGCAAGTTCTATTATGCCCGTGTCAAGAATCTCGAGGCAAAATCGAAGGTGCTACCCCTCGCTCGAGGTAGTTGGATGCATAAACTCTTCGAGGCCTACTTCATCGGTAAGGACTGGGGCAAGGTTCATAAGAAGCTTTGTAAGGAGTTCGAGGATGAACTCACTGCCGAGGAATATGAAGCCCTGGCAGAATTACCCGCTGAGTGTGAGCGTATGATGGACACCTATGAGTGGATGTATTTCAATACTGATAGGAACCTAGACGTAATCGCTACTGAGCTCGTACTCGAGATTCCGATCATCCACGGCCACACCTATCAAGCTACTCTAGATGTTGTGTTTCGTGACGAGCTAGGTCTGTGGATCATGGACCATAAAACATTAGGACGATACCCAAGCGCTAATGCACAGTTCACCGATGCGCAGACAGCTCGATACGCCTTCGCCGCCTATAAACACTTCGGGGAGATGCCCATCGGGATTGTATGGGATTATGTCATTACTAAGCCACCCACTAAACCCCGTGTCGTAAAAGACGGTAGTCGATTGTATGCGAAGAAGGTCAACACTGATCTTCATACCTATGTTAAGGCGATCAAGGAGTACGGTCTTGATCCGTATGACTATAAGGACAAGATTCTTGAGCTGAAAGAGCACAACCCGTTTTACCGACGTGATTATGTACCGGTAGTTCGACCCGTCGTAACAACTTTGGTGAAGGAACTCATCTACATAGCAGACGAGATTGAAAGGGGGTTCAAACCAGTAAGGTCGTTAGGTAAACATTGTGACTGGTGTCAGTTCCAGCCCTTGTGTATTGCTGACTTACAAAAGGCGGACTCAGGGTTTATCGAGCGGACACAATACAAGCCACGAGAGAGGAGGTACGGTGGCACAACCGACGAAGAGGAAGCGTAAGGGTACTAAGGGTAAGAAGGGCTCAAAGAAAAAGAAGAGCATCGCTGAGAAAGTAAAGGAGGCTGAGACGCACGTCAGCGATATTGGTGAAAACCTAGACTACCTGAAGATTCTTGTGTACGGTAGAAATGGTCGAGGTAAAACTAAGTTCGGGGCCACAGGGCCTAAGCCGATCATCATTGACTGTGATGAGAGGGGTACGCCTAGTGCTCGTAGGGTCAAGGGCGCCAAGAAATTCCGAGTAACTACGTGGGAGGATATTGATCTTGCGTATTGGTGGCTCAAGGCCGGTAATCACGATAGGGAGACTGTGGTCATTGACACGGTTTCAGGCCTTGCGTCGATGGCTATGAAGTTCGTATTGGGTGACCTCGCCTCTCGAGACCCAACACTTGACCCGAAGCTTCCTATCCAGAAACATTGGTTCAAGGTTACTGAACTCATGAAGACTGAGATTAAGAAGTTCCGTAACCTGGATATGCATGTTGTATTTCTAGCCCAAGAGAGGAGGGATAATTTCGACGACGATGATACAGATGGTATGCCCGAGGTGATTCCCGCATTGTCACGTGCCGCTAGGGAAGAGCTCACCGCTAGCGTCAATGTGATAGGTAGAATCTATACCAGGGAAGTTGTAGTCGAGAACAAGAAGACCGGTAAATCGAGGCCTAAGACCGAGTTCAGATTGCTCTTGGCGAATCACGATATTTACCAATCCAAGGTGAATATCGAGGATCATGGGCTTCCCCGAATTATGAGGAACCCTACGATTCCGAAGATGCTTGACATAATCAACCGTAACCTGTAAGGAGTATAATGGCTACTAAGAAAAAGAAGAAGGCTACACGCACCAAGACCAAGGCCCCAAGCAAGGGGAGTAAGGATGTAGTCATCGCTGATTTTTCTGACACTGAATCCCGGGAGGGTAAGCGTCGGAAGCAGTATCACTTCGAGGAAGGTGACTACTACGTCGAGTGTGTTAAGGCGCTGAGGGTCAAGTCACCGAAGAAGAAGACGCCTGGTGTCGAGTTCACTTACAAGTTCCTTGACGGTAAGTACAAGGGTAAGTCGATCAGCGATTCTTGCTGGCTGACAGAGGACTCGATGTGGCGTTTCCGTAACACCCTCGAAGCCATGGGTATCAAGGTGCCTACCAAGAAGGCCAAGGTCGACCTGCGAAAGTGTAAGGGTAAGACACTTGGGATTTCTATCGAGGACGACCCTTGGGAAGACAGTGAGGGCAATGAGCGTGAGAGCTCCACTGTCGTTGACACCTTCCTCGAGTCTGAGCTCGAAGACATTGAGGCCGATGCAGATGCCGACCTTGATGACATTGATGAGGACGAAGATGAGGATGAGGAGGAAGACGAAGAAGACGAAGATGAAGAGGATGAAGAAGACGAAGATGAAGAGGACGATGAACTTGAAGACCTCGACATCGACGAGCTTTAACTAGGCTTGGTGGCCCTGGTGCAGGGTGACTCACCCCACCTGTATCAGGGTCACCGCCCCCCTAAGAGGCCGTGCGCCAGATGTGCTGAGGAGTGTACGATAGGAATAATAAGGCGCCTTGAGATTAGGGGAAAAACAAAACGATTCCGATACTGTAGTGAGACCTGTGCTAGGACACATGACCGTTGGTTGAAGGTTAAGGAGAGGAGGGGAGATGACTCAAAAAGTTGGATGGATTTGTCACCATCACCTTGGGGACCAAGTAATTGGTGGAGCGGAGCAGGCGGATACCTGGATGATCGAGAGGCGACCGAAGAATACTGAAGTAACGATTATCAAACCCGGTGGCATTACGAAGGCGATCAGGCACTACGATGCTATTGTAGTCACACGATCAGAGTTCCTGAATGAGCGGGATATTGAAATACTGCTGAAGTACTCATATCCTGTAGTGTGGGCTCACGGGTTTCAACAATTACAAGCTCCACACGCTAAGAACCTATTCGAGGGTTGCCGAGCGTTTATCGCTTTAACCCCTCCTCATCTTTATGAGGAATTGAAATGGCTGAATCTACCCCTAGGTAGTGGATACTATAATCCCGGGTGGATGGACGTCGATGTATTTCCACCCTTGCACATGCAGGGCTCTGAGAACCTAGCAGTGTGGGCAGCACGACCAGAACCACACAAGGGGTTGGACAGGGCAAAAAAATGGGTGGGTGAGAATCAAGTACCAATGGTCGTGCATACTAACTCACCCCGTAACGAGGTAATTAAGGATATGACAAAGGCGAAGTACTTCGTATTGTTGTCTCACATCTTTGATGCCGGACCCCTGTCAGTGATCGAGGCTCAGTTGTGTGGTTGCGAACTTGTCCTAGATAACGTAGGTTACTATGCAGGTTGGTCACAAGAACGGCTTAGGGAGTTTATATCGACAAGAGACAAAGCGTTCTGGGAGGTGGTGCTTCGATGAAGGTAGGAGTCACCGGTGGTGATGGGTTCATAGGTAAGTATGTGATGTCAGAGCTTCGATCCCGGGGCCACACTGCGCTGTCGTTTGATCGCAGCAACGGCTCCAATCATGATATCCGAAACAAACACGCTTTAATGGGGTTCTTAGATGGTGCTGATGCTGTCATCCACCTCGCTGGGATACTGGGAACGAATGAACTATTCAAGGACCCACAGTCTGCTGTGGATATAAACATCGGTGGAACCATCAACGTGATGAAAGTTTGTAGGAACCACCAACTACGGTACGTTGCAATCACTATGCCCAGTGTGTGGAAGAACTTGTATCAAGCAACGAAACGTGCTGCTAAGGAAATGGCCGAGATATGGCATGATACGTATGATGTTCCCATATCGTTTGTGCGGGCATACAATGTCTTTGGGCCGGGACAAAAGGTTCATGGGGTTAAGAAAATCATTCCCACCTTCGCATCTCAGGCATGGCAAAATAAACCCATTCCTATATGGGGAGATGGGTCGCAATTTGTTGACCTTGTATATGTTGAGGATGTTGCGAAGCTACTGGTTGACGCCTTACGATTCGGAAACGGTGAGGTGTTAGAAGCAGGCACGGGTTCACCGATGCCTGTCGGAGAAGTTGCTCAGATTGTACTATCCCACACACACAGTTCGGCGGGGGTACAATATTTACCAATGAGGAAGGGTGAACAACTTACACCCGGTTGGGAGATGTGTGCAGATATTACGACTACGGAAAACCTTGTGGGGTGGCACCCTGTTTATCAAGCTGCCGCCTTGGCTGATACGATTGATTGGTATAAGTATGCCCCCAGCTGAGTCACGACTTAGGACAAACATCAAGAAGTATTGTGAAAGCCGGGGTGCATATATGTTCACTACTCATCAGTCCGGCACTCAAGAACGGGGCATGCCAGATTTGATCGGTGTTTATCAAGGCCATTTCATAGGTTTCGAAGTTAAACGCCCCGGTCGTGAAAGTACGCTAACGACACGTCAAGGATACGTCCTAAAGCGCATCAGGGACGCCGGAGGGATTGGGGAATGCGTCACAAGCGTTGCTGATGCTATACGCATCTTCGATCAACTGAGGCGTTAAAACCCGAGTTGACAGGATGACACCTCTTCTGTAACAATTGATGCATGAAACGAACGACGACTTCCCAGGAAGGTACGGTGAACCACGGTAGGGGACCTATCTATCCATCAAGTAGAAAGGCTTCAATCTGTGGCACGAAAGCGTAAGAAGGCCGCCAAAGCCGACGAGGAAGAGTTTGACAATCTGCTAGACGAACTCGAGGACGAGGAAGAAGAGGAAGACCTCGAAGACGAGGACGAGGACGAAGAAGACGAGGACGAGGAATACGAGGACGAGGAGGAAGAGGAGGAAGAGGAGGAGGAAGACGAGTTCGAAGAGGACCCAGATGAACGTCCCAAGACTCGAAGCCGTAAGAAGAGCAAGAACGACGGCGTTCGGTTTGGGGTCAATGATGTTGCTGAACTCGCAGGCATTACTCCCCGATCCCTTCGCATGTTCCTGCGTACCGAGGCCGGTTCCCGATTCGTCAAGCGTGTCGGCGAAGGCGAGAAGAGCCGTTACAGCTGGGCAAGCGCCAGTGACCCGAAGGTAAAGGCTCTGTTGAAGGCGCTCGAGAAGGGTGCTGCCAAGCGGGAAACCAAGAAGCGCATGGCGAAGGTCAAGAAGAAGGCTGCCAAGAAGGGCAAGGGTGGCCGTACGAAGAAGACCGCAGCCAAGAAGACGTCGAAGAAAAAGACGTCGAAGAAAAAGAGCAAGAAAAAGTAACAAGCTCTTAGCCCACACAAAAGCCCCTACCCTGAACCAAGAGTAGGGGCTTTGTGTTGAGTTACTGGCTCACAGCCGGACTGGCTCCTGCGATGGCGCCTCCTTCAATGAGTAGTAGTCCTGTCAGTGCATCGATCAGACCAAGGCGACCACCTAAGTCACCCTGCGTCCCGACACCAGGTACTATGGCCAAAACCACAATCGCTACAAGTGTGGCCAGGGAGAAGATCAATAGGTGTGATCGGTTTATCTGCATGTTTCACCTCCTCAACTTATCTTCGCTATAGACCTATGAGCAATACATCATTGATTAGTCGCACCGCCTTACAGAACGGCGGATTGTTGCTGTGCCTACATGCTTTACTTTTACCCGGTACGTCAGGCGGTTCAGGCTCCGGCGGAGGTGGGTCTGGTTTTGGTTTGCCCCCGTTTGTCGGGGGCTCATTTTTGGGAGGGTGGAGTGGCATCACCTTGCCTCTCTTGCCTTCTGAGGTCTTCGAGAATCTCTCGCCCCTCAGGAGTTGCCTGCAATACGTCTCGGATCAACCGATTAACCTTTTGAACACTCTTGCGAACCAATCGACTTAGCTCTCTGATGTTCCTATCATCATGGCGCTCGTCTTGCCTCTGCTGGGCATTGAATCTCTTAAGCAGTCTGCGGGTCTGTGCTGCCCTAACAACCAGTTCCTCATCAGCGGCTATAGCAAGTTCCTGTAGCCGTTCATTCTGTGAATGTATCTCACGAAACACTAAATAGCCCAGAGTTGTGAGTATTCCTACTATCAAAACCGCCAACAAGGCTGCCCCCCACAACAGTTGACGTCTCCTCTTTTTACTAATCACACCTGTTGAGTCTATGATGTCATCTTTGATGCGGTCACTAACCCTAGGCTCCTGCACCACCCAGTCTCCTTTGTAGTTCCTCAAGCTGTTTAATGTGCAGACTGCACTCCGCTAACCTTTCCTCAAGTTCCCTTCTAACTTCTTGCCCCTCCATAATTGCACGTTCCTTTTCACGGATTAATCTCTCACGTTCTTTCTCCCACCGCATCCGTTCATGATTAAGCTGCCTGCGCTGATCATCAACAATCTCAACGAGCACATCAGTGGCAACTCGCAGGCGATCAATGTCAACCTTCTCTCCCTCAATTTCATACCGATCCTTCTGTGACTGTCTTCGCCACAAACCAGCAACCAAAGCCACAAGAGCAGTAAGAATTGCATCGAGTCGGTCTACAATCCATCCAGGAACCTCATTCATAATCAGCTATTTCAACTAGGCTCTTATCCATCGCCATCCCCTTTAGCTTACGCTACGCCTCCGCCACCGATTCGACCCTTGAACTCAGCAGAAACCCTAGTCTGCTCGTCTGTACCATTACCATGCACGTCCGCTGCGCTACCGGTATTCTGGAAAGCCCGAAGTCGAATGACTGACCCAGCTATTGAAACTCGATGATGAACCGCCATGGCGAGGTTAGCTGGATCACCTGCGGTTGGTGATCCCTCTTGAACGTACCCAAAGGTTTCGTTTTGAGTCTCGTTGTAGAACCATGCTTGTCGTCGTCCAGTGTTGTTAGCAGCGAACTGTATATTAAATCGTAAGTCCCAGATTCCTTCATAGGGGAGAACCATGGCTGATCCACCAGTGCCGCTAGAGACGGTCTGAAACAAGTCGTAGGGGTCGTTGCTGCTGGTACTTATATTGTAATTGATGGTTGTGTTTGTGTCGTCGGGGAGACTTTGTCCAGAGTCCTTTCGAGCAAAACCCCCATAGAACTTCTGCACGATCCAGGGCTCGACGACACGGGCATAAACGTCATCAACCACAAGGTCGTCATGTGCAGCGCTGCTACCGTGTGAAATCTCCACCTTCCCATACCTAATGCTGGAGTTGTTAGGTATTTGAAGAGCATATTGATGAGGGCCATAAGGGTTACCCTGACCTATCTGTTCAAACTGACTGGGATGCGAGATCGCTAGCAGATTGAAGGCGGCGTCATAGCACAGGATTTTAACTGCAAGGGAGTAAAGCGTAGCTGATAGTGTTCCCGGCACGGAAGCATATAGTCCAACGTAAACCTCGTCTAATGCAGATAGGGACATAAAGTTGCGGTTGAGGGCAGTGCCTCCGGGGTTACTACCGCTAGTATCGAATCTAAGACACCGTGCCCCAGTTCTGGGATTAGATGAAGAAATCTGAGCAGTACCAGTAAGATCCCACATTTCGAGAAGGGTAGCAGTGTGAAGTTCAAACGATGGGTCATCAACAAGGTTTCGGAAGTCCCCCACCGTTATTTTATCGGCAGTTAGTTGACCTGTTATGACGTCCGGGTATGACACTTCCAAGGGCAACGGGGCAGCTGACCCAGCCTCAGCGTCTGGGGTCGAAGCGTCTCCGTCCACACCATTGGCATAAACCTTTAACTGGTAACCACTAAGTTTAGTCTGGGTCGGGGTCAAGTCGAATAGGTACCTTAAGCCCTTATGACGTTTCTGCTCGTCGACCTTAGCCCCTGATCGCCACAGTTCAACATCGTAATCCTGCACATCGGCTTCATCAAAGTCTGGGTTCGTTGCACCATCACCATCGTATCGGTCTGGTGGGTCCCACGTTGCGAGCAAGCCCCTGTTCTTTGCAGTCAGTGAACGGTTACGGACCTTGCCGGGTTTTCTACCGCTGATCGTTGCGGTGACAGCCGACGACTCATTACCGTAGTGGTCTACGGACTTCACGGTGACACGGAACGTAGCGATTCGAGGACGACGCACCTGCCTAGACGCTTGTGTGTTCCTTGAGCGGTGCCACGTCTTACCACCAATTACAGTGTAACCAGAGCCGTTGTTCCTTTCCCACTTAACCTTGTAGTAGGCGATGCGCCTATCGAGCGACGGAGCTGCATCCGCCTCAGCCTCACTTGGGTCATCATTTTCCCAGTCAGCGTGTAGCTTCCGATGGTCAAGTTCAAGGGTCAGATTCTGCGGAGTCGGGGGAGCGAAGGCAGTAGGCCTGGCCTCGGGAGTCCAAGCACTAAACCCGGAGTCCTTTCCGTCAAGCCCTATGGCCTTAACCCTAGCCTCCCACTTCCACTTGTGTGGGTGATTAATCTTACGGAACCAAACCTTTGTGTCCTCTTCGTCCAGCGAACTGTCATCCTCATCCTTGCGATGCACAGTACGACGATGCTTCCCTCCGCCTTGGTTCTGGGGTATGGGGGTGCCGCCATTGTCAGTTGGTCGGAACTCAGCGACGTATTTCTTGATGGCTATGAAATTGCCCTCAATATCCTGATCAACTTGATTCCAGTTCAGGATCATATCGAAGTCACGCTTACCGCCCCTGACCTCCTTCTCCTGAAACGCCGCTGTGACGCCTGTGGGAATCGCTGGGCGCTCGGAATCGAACCCACCCAGTGTTGCGTCACCTTGACCTCTCCCCCTCGCTAAGAGTAACCTACGACGCCTCATCATTCGTTCAAGTAAGGGGTTCAACTCACTGAACGAAAGGACTACCCTGTCATCATGATAATTAACTTCAGCAATACGAAGAACCGCATCGTTATAGGAGTTAGTACCCAAACGCCATACAGTAGATATGTTACCCTTCTCAACCTGCAACTTATCGAATCTACACCTTCTGCCCCCCACCCCAGTAGCTACATACCGGAACTGTGCATCCACAAAGGCTGAGTTAGCTGGTGCGGCTGCGGTTGTAAATTCTGTGCGGACGTACTGACTTTGAACTAGACTAACAAGAGGGCCAGTGTGAGTTGCTAAAGTCGCTAATGAGGCGTCAAGGAACCTCAGTACAATTTGAATGCTCCCTGCACTTGCATCCATGCCTTTGCCCTCGAATGAGGCTGAGAAGATTTTACCAGGTGAGGCCGCAATAAGGTTATTGGTTCTTAAACCCCGAGTCGTCCCACTAGATGCTGTATCTTCTCGAACCTCATAGGCAAAACCGCCATGAGCAAACGGCGAGGAATCGGCCACTCGACCTACGTCGGCAAACCCTGGTGATCCCGTAACAGTCAAACCTGAAGCTGCACTGGACTCAAAGCTTGATTGGTTAACAGTCAACAGGTTAATAGGAACTAGCTTGATAGTCTCGCCAGCTCTAATACGCCACGCAGATAAATCCGTTCCCGGTGAATTATCATCCTCGACAGTGATCAGTTCAATAGTTCCAACAGGACGGAACTCAGCTAAGTCATTAGCGATATTGCCAGCAAATGCTTCTGCTAAGTCCTGAGGGGGCAACGGGTCGTCAAGGTCTATCTGGAAATCGTTGAACTCAGGGCCTAGTCCCGCAAGTGGGTTAGGGGATGCAGTTTGTTTGGTCCACCCCTTGACTCCACCAGGTTTGATGCGATAGGGAACACGGCATCTGTTATACCGTTCAACTGGTTGAAGCTGAACTGTTGCATAAGGGTCAGTCAATCTCCACTCAGTTTTGCCCCAAGTGTTGTACTTCATATCAGGAGCAGCCGCAGTACCTTCGATCCCCCAGTAACGGTTATCGTATAAGGCAATCTCATCCAAAAGTTCTGCGGCCGACGCCTCATCCACATCGAGGGGCAAAGCATTTCTAGTGCTTGTATCCACACCTGTACCGGATAAGCCGGGGATCATCGAGACAATATCGTTAACTACCTTGTGGGTCTCGTAGGTGTCATCATTGCCAGCAAGGCAGTTGATCCTGATATTCTTAATATCGAGCTTGAACTTACGAACCTTCTCACGACCAGTAGTTCGTCTGACCCGAAACACAACCATGTCATGATTATCTGGGATACTCGTAATATTCTTCGAGCCCCCATGACCGGGTGAGTTCAAGCTTTGTGTCATACGAGTAGTTAACGAACCGGAGGGCCCTACGCCCGTGAGCACCTGCAGGTCAAACCCCTTAGCCTCAGACACGCCTTCATAATCAAAAGCCACACGGTTAATATCTCGGCCTTCACCCCACCACACAATGGACGTGTGCCACTGAGACGGGTTATTAGACCCGTCCTTCTTGAAGGTTGTTTTCCTCGGTACTGAGAACCGAATACGTTGGCCCTTGACCTCGACCTCAATCTGCTTATCATTGTCGTAGTTGTGGGGGTTCTCATCGGCTGCGGTGAAGCGATCAAGGTCACGAGTTTGCCAAATCATGTGGTCGAAGAACTTCTCCGCCCTTCTACCATTACCCTCGCCTAATACTTGGTACTTAGACCCGTCGAACGCAGGGTCGAGCATGAGTCCGCCCCACACAACTCTGTCGGAGTCGAGACTGTTTGTTACCTGCCACTTAGTGCCCCAAACAAAAAAGTCTGGGTTATATTCATAGGTTGCTACGGATATATAACCTGAGGCAGAACCAAACCCCCCAGGTGCTAGACAGTCAGCATCGAACTCCTCGATTAAACGTGGAAGACCCTCAAGAACAAGCGTCGCTCCACCGACCTTGGTTAATGTATGTCGAAGCTGGGCCGCAGGCACTAGATAAACACCTGTGCATTAGAGCTGTTACGGATGATGGGATCCCGAGGAATGATTAAGTCGAAGAGTTGAGTCTCCAACTTGTCAGATACGTCCATCGGTAAACCGCCATTAAGTAGTGTGGGAATAGCGGCTCGATAGGTATTGAAGTAATAGTTCGTAGAACCTAACTGCATACGAAGAACATTAGTCGCCTTATTGAGCTCGGTACACAATGCAGTGATGGCAGTTTGACACGCCGCCCAGTTGGCTTGCTTAGTGAGACGGATAGGGATTACCATCTCTGTAACTTCTAACCGACTAGATGAAAGCTCACCACCGTCGAATGGGAACTGTGTAAGCCATGAGCGTTCCACATCGACTGTGCCTAAGTTAAGTAGACTCCCTATTTTCCACGTACCGCCCGTAAGCAAATCCAACACCGTAGTAGTACTGCCTACTGTAGCTACGAACTCAAAGTCTTGCATGGTCATCTTCGGCCATCCCTCCTCCCCGGATGACGTATACGTCTGCGCTTGGTTGATTTAAAGATTTCTCGTTCGGCATGATCCATCGTGATAAGGTGCCCAGCAATCTTGATAGGAACCTCAGCAGGTCTGCCTCCTTCATCGAACGCTCGTTTTACCCCTTTAGCAACTGCAAGTTCCATGGATTGAGGGCTACCCGCTTGGAATTGTGAGCTGGGCATCCCTATCCCTCGGTTAACATTAAGGCTCATGAATCGTTGCTGGTGATCAAACCCCTCCTGCAGTTGCTTAACGAAATCCTGTCCCATATAGTAGGAGAAGTACTTAGGTGAGTTACGTGCAGCTGACTGGGCTGAGGTCTTGGCTGCTTCACCTAAGGCAGCCCCAGCGTCACGAACACTGTCGAGTCGAGAAGCCATACCTGCAACAAGTCCATCACCAATTCCCGCACCTGCAGCGTACGCCCCATCGGCTGCACTACTGATGGGACCTTCTACCGCATTGGCTAATGCAAACGCAGCGCTAGACGTAGCGCTTAGCTGACTTCGAATACCGGATGCAAACTTCCCTCCCGTCAAATTTCCCTTAGCCTGAGCTGGCCCTGCAGCACTGCCGAAGGTATTGATGATCATGGAGACGATACGTTTGGCCTGTGCATCGGTGGCACCTGACTGACTAGCTATCCCTTGGGCAAACTTTCGAAGTTTATCTGCGCCCATCTTTGAGGGGTCTTTCCCCTGTGATAAGGCAACAGTAACACCGGCAATTACTTGAAGAGCTGCTTGCTTCGGGATGCCCTTAGCAGAGAGAATACCCCTAGAGAACTTCTTAACATTTTGCTGACCCTTGACCTCTTCGTGATCGCCTTCCTTCACAATTTCTGCATCCACAGCTGCAAGTTGCTGGTGATACAAGAATTGTAGCCGTGAGAGCTCGGCATCAGATGCGTTGACGAACTTACGAATCATCCCTGGGCCCTGCTCGACAAGGAATGACAATGTGGCCGGATCAAGTTTACCTCGAAGCAGCTCAATCCCTGACAAGGAACTTGAAAATGCGGATATTTGTTGGTCAGCGTTACTCAACATCGTACTGATGCTCGCATCTACATTTCCAAGGTCCTTCTCAAAGAACCCACTAACTAGGCCCTCGCTGAATGAGGCCTGAATTTCTGCAGCAAGTTCCTTAAATGCCTGTTTCTGTTGGTAAGCCATACCAATGACTTGACCGGCGCTGTCAACCCATTTATTCTGAGTTGCAACCAGGTTGATGGTCTCTTCGCTTGCGGACCCAGCTCCGATGTTATATTCAGCGAAGGCTCGTTTGACCTCGCCCGCAGGAACTTTGAACCTCTTACCGATGTCTAGGGCAGCAGCATCATCGGCGATCTTCGACAACACGGCGCCTTGTGCTAATAGATTCAAGTCGTTCTTTGCCTGTCTGGCCGCTGAAGAGGCCTTAAACAGGTCATTGATCAAACTAGTAGTACTTTCACTGTATTTATCGATACCACCTGCGCCTTGGAGAAGCGCACCATAAAGTTCGTTGTTTGTTACCCCCGCTTCACGGAAGGCAACATTGAGGTCTACAGCCTTGCCCTCAGCACTAGATAGTGCCTCGATAAACGGTCGTAACGATTCAGGTGCATTCTTGAAGGCCGAAGTGGATTTAATTGCTTCAATAGCGAGCCCCGCCATCTCTTGCCTAGCAGGTTGTAGCCCTTGAGCCAGAGATACACCCACCCTATCTGCAGCCTGCACAGCCTTCATGAAAGCGGCAGATACGCCTTCACTAACATCTAGGTCAGCAAAGAAGTCCTTAGTTAGCTGCGCAGATTCACCCGCTTGAACCAGGGCACGCCTAAGACCTTCAACCGCTTGTCCTGCACTTTGGGCCTTACCAATAAGAGCTGCAACACCAACAGCAATGAGGGCTATGCCACCCGCAATCCCCATCATAAGCGCTGGGGACATTGTAGCTAGCCCCAAAGAGAATGCATTGACACCCAACGCACCCGCATTAGCCGCAGCACTTATCCCCCCGAGTGCTAGCCTCAAAGCCGCAAACGTACCAATCAATGCCATCAAGGTTGTATTTACTGATCCTGTACCTTGAGCCATGTTTGATAGCGACGTAACTGCAATTGCAGCCGCAATCCCCATTGCCGTTAGCCCAGCAGCAGTTGATCGGAACGATGTGAACAGTCCCATGCCTTGGTTAGTAAGCAATGCAAAGCCCTTGACCAGTGGGCCGATTATTGCAGCAACAATCAAGGCGGCAGCTGCAAAGGTTTTTACACCAGCAGAGGAGTTTGCAAAGGTCAACCCCACAGCACTGATCCCCTTGGTGATCTGCTCAAACACGGGGAATAGTACGGAACCCAGTTCGATGGCCGCAATCCGCAGGTTGTTCAGGGACTGCCCAAACTTGTAACTTGCAGTATCCTGAATGATCGACAGGGCCTTCTGGAAGTCACCAGCACTGTCAGTAACTTCCTTGAAGATTTCAATAGAGGCCGACCGCCTGGCCTCATCGCCTGCAAGACCAAGTACTGCGGTGAACGCCCTGATTTGAGGCACGATCCTACGGCGAACCTCTTCACTCATGCCACCCGCAGACTGCCTGAGTTTTTCGATGAAGTCAATAGCAGCTATTGGTCCGCCTTCAGACATAACCTTTCGAAGCTCTTCATTACTGGTGCCTAGGGCATCAAGAGCTTCAGTCGCTTGGATCGTCGGTGCAAGCAACCCACCGAACAATGCACGAAGTGAGGTAGACGCAACTCGAGTCGGTAGACCAATGTTTGTAAGCGAAGCAATGGACCCAACCGTTTGCTCAAATGTAACTCCTGCTTCCTTCGCTACACTGAGGACACGACCAAGCGCAAGGGCAAGTTCGTCTGGGTCAGCAGTACCTTCCTTGATCGCTGCAGTGAAAACGTCCATCGCCTTCGCTGCAGTAAGACCCTCTGACCGGAAGTTGTTAAGGGAGAAGATAAGAATCTTGGCGATATCGTTAGCTTCACCCATACCAATCGCAGCGGCACCCGCTGACATCTCAACAACGTCCATCGCTTCACGGAATGCCAGCCCTGCTGAACCCGCAAAGTAAAGAGCATCCGCCAACTCATTAGGGGCAGTTGGATACTCCCTGGCCAGTGCCATGATTTCGACGCTCGCCTGTTGGAAGTTCTGTTCAGTAAGTGTGGTAAGACCTCGAACACGAGCCATTGCTGATTCGAAGTCAGCGGCCATCTTAAGTGCTGCGCCCCCGACCGCTAGGGCCGGAAGCGTCAGCGACCTAATCATCGCATTGCCTATTGCATTAGAGTTCGCCGCAAACCCTTGAAGACTACCCTGAGCTTGACCAAGCGCTGTCTGAAGACCGGCTGTCTGGCCAGATATAACGATCAACAGCCGGGCTAGCTGTGCGCCTCCTGCAAGCCCACCAAGAGTGCTTCCTACATTGACAATGCCGATGAGACTACTCCTTGTTTATTCGGCGAGTGCGACTATGCTTATACTTACATACGGGGCATTTCACCTCCACTGTCTCATATTCCATCATTTGCTTTGGCTCCACACCACAGTTTGGACACTTAACCGCTTTGAGCTCGTCCCAGGCAATCCATATACGGAATTCAGTTTCCGACATACCTTCTTCGAGCTCAGCAAGGGTTTTATGAAACCTTTCCGCTAGGTGGAGTTTGTACTGGAGTTCCTCATCATTTCTAAAAAAGCTTGCATATCAGGTGCTGCACCCACATTATTCATCTGACCAATCTTTGCATCTAACCGGTCGATGATTGTGGCATCCTGCTCCTCAAGCTCTTCTAGGTCCTCAAGTGTCAGCTGCGGATCGATCATACAGAACTTGATACCAATGAGCGTATGCCTCACTGGATCATATCCATCTTGAGCGACCTTCGCTAGTTCATTGACCTTGCGACGTTGCTTAACGGTGAGGTTCCTCAGCAACACGGTACCGAACCCCTCGAGTTCAAACTCTTCCTCCTTAACGTGAGGGGTAATAAACTGCTCACGAGACAGGCGAGCAAGTTTCTGCTGCGCCTGCCTCGCACTGAGGTCCGATACCTTCTTGTTAGCCATAGTTCTTCCTTTCTACGGAGCCGTGCCCTCAGTTACTGCACCTGAGAGTCGAAGGCTGACGGATGCAGTAACTGCATCATCGTACGGGTAGGACAGGTTCTGTTCAGTCACCCATGTAGTTCCACAAGTGAACTTCGGCTTGCCTGATGCGGTTCCCTGTGGGAACCAGACCAAGGTGCCACCAGAACCAGGTTTGGTCTTGTCTCGGATCGTCGCAGAGGTAGCATCGTCGAGTACCTCCAACGAAGCAGAGCGTTCGGGCAACGTCACAATGAACTCACGACCTGGCGAGCCGTAAGTTGTAACGTCGATTTCCTCCACACTCTGACTGACCTCAAGAGAACGACCCTGACCGGAAAGGTCAGTACCTCCGAGCGTCACGACCATTGCGGAGCCTGTGTACTTAGCCATCTGTTTGTTTCACCTCCTGTAGAAAATATAGGGACTTTTGTGACGACATATTACCTCCCAATCGCTAGCTCCCACGTGGTAACGTATTGCACGAAGCCCGTTTCCCGATCATCCAATGATAGGGAGTCACCTGACTCGGACAACGACATTACGTACCAGGGTGTGAGATAGGCGTTTAGCACCTGAAGATCAATATCTCGATCAAGAAAGTCCCACACCACTTGATGGACTTGACCTGCTTCTTCTTCGTTATGACCCCATGACGATGCACGAAGTCCCTTATTGAGGATTCCGTGATTATCTCCATAATGGCCTTGGGGCGTATCCCCACCCACAATTGACAAGCGAACTGAAGGGGGGTCTACATCACTGGGAATACTGCGATCATATACTTTAACCCGACCATAGGAGTCACTCCCTAACAGTTGTGCAATTATGGGGTCCTCTCTCATAGTGAATTTGAATGACCGCTTAACCACCTCGATCATAGCGCTTGAACCTTTGCTGCCAATGCGGCAAGAGCAGCCCTGGCTGGACCTCTCGCTGCATCAATTGCGGGTTGCATATAAGGCTGAGCTGACATCTTGTATGTACCAAATTCTACGTGGGCAGCATACTCTTTATCAGCTCCACCAGCGACAGACGATGCACTGATGGCGTACGTGTAGGGACCTTGCTTCTCGATCACGATCCCGTTCCTTAGCCAACCCTCCTTCACCGGTACAATTGCTCGAGCTTGCTGTTGAACAGCCTGTGCCGCACGATAAGGGATTAACCCAGCATCTCGAAAGACGATTTGCTGTACGGCTTGAATCTTCGCAATCGCTTGTGGAACACCAATCACTGTAATGCCACCGCTCAATGAGGCCCCTCGAGTGTTGCCGAACTTCGAGGAGTATTTTCCTAAAGAACTACTTGCGGTGCGACTGCGAGTGAAGGCCATCAGCCGATCCTATCCGCAAGGACGGTACGAGCGGTCTCAAACGAACTGGGACGTGTATCACGCACTATGAACACAGCATCGTCATTCTCATCGACCACCGTGTCCTTCAGCTTGAGCTCAGGCACGATTAAATCGCTATAGGCATCAACCTGATAGCTTAACGGGTAAACAAGCATATAGGCGTTAATGCTACTAAACCTATCTGCTATATCCCGATAGAACCCAAAGCCGGGCGTCCTACGATAGGGCAGGTGTTCGTAGATAGTTATAGGCTCAAAACTATCTTCACCCACAAAGTCCTCTCGCCTGATTAAGGCAAGGCGATCCAATGTCCTCGCACGTTGTTCAGCAATAGCGGCAATCTCACCCGCCGTAGGCATTATACTGCCCATTCAGCTGCCTGATCCGTGTCGATGGTATCGTCAGTAGACATTCGGATGGATTCAATTTGTTTCCCCGATGCTTCAGAGAAAAGCCTATACATGCGCTCACACTGCCGAAAGACCTGGCTCCGACTGAACTCATCGGACCTATCCACCATCACATCGTACCACTCTGTGAATGTGGCTAGTTTAATCTTCCAGCCGTCAGCTGCTGCACCATCTAGATCCCCGTCATTGTTATCCAACAAACGCTGCAGCGGTGGGTCGTCTTCAAAGACCTCACCATCAGGATCATTAAGATACAGACGCAGCTGTGCTAGGGCTTCGCTCATCTAAGGCTTCCTTTACTTGGGTCAACACAGAATCCCAAGCTCGAACAATAATGGGCACTGAACAATTGTCGATTACCCAACTCCTACCACGTTCTGCAGAAGCCTTGTCACTCATACGGTACACACATTCCAGACGGTAGACGATGTCGTCAATGTCCGGAACAAACTGATAACCGAAGTGACCTGCTAGGAACTTAGAGATTGAGTTGACTTTATACCCATTCTGTACAAGCTCAGGCATTGCGGTCCACGAACCTGCGATTACTGGAACACCACAGGCTTGAGCCTCAATGATCGGGATACCAAACCCCTCACCTGCTGAGCAATTCAGCAATACATCGAAGCAGTTGTATATCTCCGCCATTTGTGGGGTGTCAACGGGGCACACAGAAGTGAAGTACTGTGTCACTGTATGGACTTTCCCCTCTAGTCCAATCCGCTCAACTAAAGCACTCATATCCCACCCGCCCATCGACGGTGATGGGTCAGTGTGGATGAATACCTTAATCTCCCGATCGGGGTTATTATCCATATACCGTTTAACTGCTTCAAGCTGAACAGGATACATCTTGCGATCACCCTTATTCGCCATGACCATGCCTATGACTTCAGCATCTTGATCAATCCCCAACTTGGCTCTACATTCAACCTTATCGAGGGGCTTGAAGACGTCCGTGTCGGTACAATGGTAGATCATTGCCGAAGGCTCCACACCCTCATTTACCATTTGCTCATAACCAAACAAGCTCATAGCAACGGGGTAATCAACTTCCTGTAGGACCCTTTTGGTTACTTTGCCAATACCCTCAGAATCCACAGGGAGCCATGCAACCCACGGTTGATCGATCCTGCCATATTGCTCAGGATTCAAGACGAAGAGGTCCATCAATGTAACAAGTATCTCTGCACCAGAGTTATGCAGATGTCCACCAATTACATCACTGCCCCACGGGTCAGAAGCTACAGGCCAACACGTATAGCCGTCGTAGTCCAATCGACCACCTTCTAACCCGTAAAAAGCAAAGCAATGGGGCTCATGGCCCATACGCAACAGTTCTCTGAGGATCAACTTGGTCTGGGCACCATACCCAGTCCCACACCATGGCCCATTGCTTTGCCAAAGGAATTTCACAGATTCACTCCTTTTCCATCGTCTTCTGAAGCGACTCTAAGAGAGTCGTTCGAGGGTCATCGAAACCCGACTCAATAGAGTGCACCGTCTTTGCTCGGTCTTTGTCATCTCCAACCCAACCCTCAACTGCCTTGACGGTGGGGGGGTTGTCTGCTTCAAGCCATGCGAGGACGGCTGACGCATCCTCTGACTCAGGCGCATCTGATGTGCCACCTGATTTACCTTTCCCCTTGGTCGACCCCTCACTACGAAGCCGATGAAGCAATTTCACCTGAGCGTACTTTGCCCTGTCGTCGAAGTGTTTGACCATAGCATCAAACTCCTCCTGCGACATATCGGGCACTTTCTTCGGGTCAATCTTTACTGACATTCCTGCTCCTTATAAAGGATCAAGGATGGGGGAGGGTACAACCCCAAGGTCATACCCTCTCACCCACACCTTAATTAACGACCTCCGGGACCACCGTAGTTGAGTTCGTCAGGCGGCGCATACGCACCTGCCCCGATGGACATAACTACACCAGCACCACGGTGACGAATTCCTGCCCCACCTGTAGCATGGGCGTAAGAATCAATCAACGGGTAGTGAACGTGCTGCGGGATCAGTTTCAATCCACGCAGGGAATCGTTCTCATGTTCCCGAATACCCACGGGGTTGTTCTGGGCACGAAGCCCACCCGAGGCAAACATGAACATGAAGTCAGCTGGGATCAGGTCCTCCTGAACAACAGAGACCGTTCCGTACTTCCCGATGAACCCTGGGAATCCTCGAAGGCCGGTGTCATTAGTGGGCTGGCCACCAATGATCGTACCATTAAGGATGAACGAAATCTCGTTGCCAGAGTCAGGAATGAAGTCGTACTTATCTCCACTCGCAACACGGAACGTCCTGATTACATCGGCTTCCTGCTCATTGACGAGAAGAATAACCGTCGCTCCACCCTCAGTGTATCCGTGATGGTAGATGTGACCAAACATCTCGTCAAGGTCCGCCGAGTCAACCGTCGCCGCTCCTGAACTCAGGTAGTGGGTGTGGTTGGTGGCGTGGGTGAACGCCTTCCACGGAGGAGGTGCTACGTTGTTGCCTTGGGCATCAACAGCAGCGGTTCCGTTGTAGAAGGGGAATACAGTGACAGCACTACCACCACGAAGCGTAGCAGAACTGACGGTGTTGTCCCAAATCCTGTCAAAACAAAGCTTGAACAGGAATCGGCGATACGCCTCAAGAACGGCGTTCATGGTCTGACGCACCTGGCGTACATCGGCTTCCGCCAAGTACCTCCAAGTGAATCGAGTCGCCAGGTCCTTGTACTGCATGGGGAATCCCATATCCCAGTACTCAGCCGGGCGAATACCGACCGGTCGGCCGAACTCGTCAGCGTCTTCGAAGTCCTCGACGAACACCTGTGGCACTCGCTCGATGGGCTTCTGCACCGGGAATACTAAGCGATCAACAAGTTGACCCCTATCCCGGTTGATCAGGCGAATTGCCTGGTTGAACTCCTCCCAGAGTTCGTTCAGGTCATAACCATCGATAAGATGGAAGTCGATCTGCTCGGTCTCATTGTAGCCCTTTGCAGCACCGCCAATAGGGAGAACGATCCCGGTATTCTTCCAAATCTCGAAGCCTGACCCGTACTTACTCAGTAGGGAGGAGAACATCTGCCGTGCATCTTCATGAACCTTCATAGTCATATGCTCCACCTCCCTCACATCAACACGACTAGCCGGTCACCCTCAACTGTGGTTCCTACCAATTGAGTGTTAGTGCTAGCCGTTCCGACAACGCCTCCAGTACCTGCGTAATACTTGGTCCCAACACTTCCGCCGAACTCCACAATCTCGCCCCTTGTGAGGACAGAGACCACTTCACCAGCGGCTGCAGAACCTGCAGCAAAGACCAAACCAATGGCCTTATCCGCTGCTGCGGTTCCTGATGGGATTACAGAACCACCGGAGTTGAGCTTTACACCCATAACTCCAGATAGAACAGTACCCGCTCTGGCACGGAAGCTATGAGTGATCTTATCGATTCTTGCCACTCTCAAAGCCTCCTAACTACCGACGTAGAGCTGGATAGGTTTCACGCATCTTCGTTTCATCAGCTGTTTCCGAAGATTTACGTGATCCTCCACCAGCTCCTGCACCAATGTCACCCGATCCCTTATCTTCAGAACCCTCTTCCTTGAAGAGCCAGGGCTTCGATTCCTTAAGTGCGTCGAAGAAAGTATCGTCAAGGCCCTTGACCACACCCTGGTCGTCGATATCTACATCCTTCCATTCCTCAAGATTCTGAGCAATAGAGAACGCATCATCTGCACGATCACGGGGTATGTTCTTATCGGCACAAGCCAACTTGAATTCCGCCTTCAAGGCGATTCTCTGAGCTGGCTTCATGACCTCTTGCTTGGCCTCTTCACGAGCCTTAGTCTTCGCTTCCTCAAGTTGACGCTCGGATTCGGTTTGATCTTCAGTCTGCTTGTCCTTGGCTGCAGCAATGAAGTCTTCCATTTCCTTGCGTGAATCGAAACCCAATTCTTTGGGGTCGAGTTTACCACGAAGGGCCTTCGACTTTGACTTCGAGATGAGAGAGTCGAGTTCAGCTTGCGAGAACTTCTTCTCATCCTTGTCCTTGTCTCCTTCGCCCGACTTATCGGAATCGGTCCCGCCTGACTTATCATCGGTGTCAGTCCCGCCACTGGAATCTTTCGAGTCAGTGTCCTCTGTGCCATCAGCGCCTGCAATGAAGGGCCGGAATTTGCCCCTCCACCAAAAACCCTGAATAGCCCCAGGAAACGCCTGGTCGTTTAGTTCTTTCACGAAACTCCTCCTTCAAGGGGTCGGGCCTAGTATACATCATCCAAGCCGTACAGGTCAACCAGGAACATCATCCCTAGTTTGAGGCCTAGGCTCTCTATCAAGCTTAGGCATTACTATACCTGTCTGACGGCCAAGTACATCTCGTCCACACTGGGGGCATGCACCGTCTGCCGCATTGGCATTGGGTCCATGACCGCAAGTCTGACAATACCACAGGTCATCTTTACCGTGTCTGGCCTCCTCTACATCAAGGACGTCTTCTAACGCCCGACCGATATATTGATCCGCATCAGGGTGATGCTTTCCCACTATTTCCCCACCTGCTTCTTTTCAATCTCACCCTTTTGCTTCCAATGGTCCTTCTGCATCCGCTTGATCGCACGACGAGCGCCACGCTTGGTGTTGAAGACCTTGTTCATTGTCACAACGAAGCGATCGACCACTACGGGTTGAAGTTCAGGCACCCAGTTACTTGGCCATTCAATGTGTGGGTAGTCTTTTCGAGAAGTCCAATTGCCACCCCATGAGAAACCCAGCTTCGTGAACTCTCGAGCCCACCATCGGGGGGGAGCGTTCTTAGGACCCCAAATATCGGGCACCTGCGGCAGGGGCAAGTCGAACCAATCATTCGCTGCGGCATAGGCATGCCTCGACCACGCTGTTGATCCCCTTATCTGCCTACAATTATACCCGTCGCATCGCTCAGGTGACCATGTGGATCGACCAGCAACTGCTCGCCTTTTATTCTTACGCTCGACATTATCGATGGCCCTTTTCAGGCGCTCTTTAAGAGCCCTGTGGGTTACAATGGTAAGACCCCAAGGGTTATCTACCCTCACATGATCCTGCGGTACACAACGGGTTAATGTTCCAGCCATGGTTCCTCCTCTACTCTGCACCGAACTCAAGATAGTCGGCGTCTGCTTCCGTACTCAACTCTAGATCATCGAACTCAAATGGGTCAAACATCGTCTTGCACCTCGATCAACAGGAACTTCCGCCTACCGGTGGGGAATGTCTGAACTTGACCGCTGCTATATGTTACCTCCCATTCTGCCTCAAAGAGCCCAACTTCATCGGTATCGCCTGCTTGCCAAACATATCTTACATGAGAATTTTCAAGGTCAATCCAATCACCGATCAACTCATAATCTACTACAGGGTCCTCATCAGACTTAAATCGTCTTCTCATTTGGAACCTAATAGTTGCACCACTAAGATTAACTGGAGCCCCATTATCACTCATCACACCGCTGATAGTGCCCCCATGGTCACCCCGCTTAACGGAGTAATCTATCTCAGTTGTTGTCACTGGGTACTCCCATCGTCATCTAGGACTACTTGCAATTGGTTGGAGAAGTCTATCGTAAACCCCGGCATATCTACAGGGGACCCTAAGTCACCGATCATCAAGAACAGACCAAAGGCCTCATCCGTCTCCATCGCTAGGTCTAAGGTGAGATCCTGATCCCATGAAGCTAATAGGTCAAGGGCGCTGTTTAGTTCTTCTGCTAGATCAAGCTCTACTTCAACTGGAGAATCTTGGCTAATATCAACATCAAAGGCCGTATTCATCTCCAGGGCCAAATCAAGGATAACTAGTTCGTCAATCCCAACAGTGAGCTCAAACGCACTCTCAACTTCCTGAGCCAAGTCAAGGTTGACAACAACGGTGTTATCCTGATCAATTAAGAGGTCAGACGCCGATTCCGTCTCAACGGCGAGGTCGAGAGTAACCACAACTGGGTCCTCAATATCAATTGCCAGGTCGAACGCAGTTGAGGTTTCAATCGCTTCATCGAGGGAGGCGTTAACTGGGCCTCCATCAATAGAGACTGAGACCTCAAACCCTTGATCAGTTTCTGTAGCCTGGTCCAGGTTAACTACCGTTGCACCCTGATCCTCAGCTGTAAGGTCATGAGCCGTATCCGTCTCTGTGGCGAGGTCAAGTGTAACCGATACGGGGTTAACTATGGTAAAGTCATAAGCCGTATCTACCTCAGTCGCCAAGTCGAGAGTTACTGAGTTGGGGTTCTCAACAGTAAGTTCAAGTGCACTGTCAGTTTCCGTAGCGAGGGTTAACTCAACCGTAGTGGGATTATCCACTTGCGACGTCAGATCAAGGGCGCTATCAGTCTCTGTCGCCAAGTCGAGGGTAACACTTATCTCCGACCCCAAATCCAAGTTAAATGCAGAGTCTGTCTCGGTGGCAAGGCTTAGCGTGATAACTTCTGGCTGTTGAACCTCTACAGAAAGGCTCTGGGCGGTTTCAGTTTCCGTTGCCAAGTCGAGAACAACCAACTGTGGGTTATCTATTGACAGGTCAAGCGCAGTTTCCGTTTCTGTGGCCAGGTCAAGCGCAATCGACTGGGGGTTGTCAATAACTAATCCAAAAGCGGTTTCAGTTTCTGTAGCAAGGTCAAGAGTTAATGACTGGGGATTCTCGACTGTCAAGTCATTGGCTTGATCAGTTTCCGTAGCTATGTCAAGGGTAAGAGACTGGGGGTTCTCTACCGTCAAATCATTAGCTGTATCATTTTCAGTCGCCAAGTCAAGGACAATAGTGATGTCACCAGATGTGTACGAATCGACAGCATCGAAGTACAACTGCTTGCGTGGCGTATTGACTCCCCAATTGACCGGGGGCGACTGGAAGCCGTCGATGTAGTTGGCACCTGGCTGAGTGAGCTCGATATAATCGGGTTGATCGTAGAAGCCCCAGCCACGACCACAGGTTTCTACCGCCGCCACCATATTCGGGAAGCTAGTCGGTTCAGCCTCGCCGAACGGCGTGTTGTCTTCTGTGACCTGAATGGGACAGCCGTTGTAGTTACCTTTGGCTAGCGTGGCATTGATCGAGTTAATAACGTCAGTGGGGGTGTCGTTGTTGGTATGTAGCGAGATGTAGTCGAACACACCGATGATGGCGTTATCTGGGCTGGACCCACCTGGGCGAGAACATGAAAACAACAGCGTCTTTCCCGAGTGATTAGTCGATACGTACGACTTCAGGTCAGGGATCGTAGTCCCCATCGAACCGATGTTGAGCATTGTGTGAGCTTGAGTAGTACCGGCCTCGTTCACAACCTCAAACAACACATTCCTAAAGTGACGAGACCCGTTCTCCGCTGGATCAAGGATAATATCAATGAGAGTATGCAGGGCGTTCGTCACTGCGGTCTCGTTGGTTAAGACATCATCTCGGTTATGATAGAAGCATTGGAGATTCAGGATCATGCCTTCATCATCACAAGCTTCCATCAACGCAATAAGACGAGTCTTCCAAGCGGCTTTAATCGTGCCGTCAGGGTTCCACGCAGAGATGCCGTTGCCACCAATGATCCAGTTTCCTGATGCTCTACCGACTGCGCCACCCTGCATACAAACAGTGACCATGTTGAGCCCATAAGATCGGTAGGTAGGAATAGCTGCTATGAACTCAGCGACGTTTCTATCGGGATCACGAGGAGCAGTCCATGTGGAGACCTCACCGGGATACTGATAGTCAGTGGGGTCGCTCGGCCCACCGTCGTCTTCCACATCGAATAGAGCCTGCACCATGCGGGCGCTAAGCATTTGACCTTCAACGTATTGAGAACCCTCATTTATAATCGTGCCGTTGACATACCAATCGTCACCAACAGCAGTTACCACTGTGACAGATGCAGCTGGGGTATCGGCCTCAAGATCAAACGCACTATTGGTCTCTACAGCCAAGTCCAAGGTGACCGTAACGTCGTTTCCGACCGAGAAGTTGAAGGCCGAATCCGTCTCGGTGGCTAGGTCGAGGTTAACCGTGACATCGTTACTATCGACGGTTACTGAGAGTTCAAAGGCTGAACCTGTTTCGGTAGCAATATCAAGCGAAGTCGTAACATCATTTCCGACTACTACATCAAACGCTGTATCCGTTTCTGAAGCAAGGTCGAGGGTGACACTAACACCACTAGATACCTCACGGTATCCGGCCAGGATGGCTGCTCGGTCGGAGCTTGCTACGCTGGTTCTATCGTAGGTTTCGGTCTGAGCCGTGCTAATGAGATACCCGGCACCGGCAGAGACGTTGGAAGCCGCCGCTCCTCCGGATGTACCGAGCAGACCTCCGAACAACTGTGTGTAGTCCACGTCGGGGGCATTGAAGTTACCTGTCGGACCCTCATACCCGTTAACTCCAACCCAAAGAGTCGCTGCAGAGCTTCCAAGGTCCAACGTAACACTGTAAGCAGTGGCCGTAACGAACTCTACGTTCCTATTAATGAAGTCAAGCGTGTTACCTGCACCGACTGTCACCGAAAATAGACCTGCACCTTTGGCGATAACCTCAGCGCTGGTAGTGACCGTGATCGTGTCGCCGACCTGCAAGCCCGTTGTAACCAGAGTCCGGAACAGCCCGACGATAACTCCGCCAGCAGCCGCCCCGCCACTACGTGTTTCTTCTACATCTCTCGACCAGGTATTACCCCGGCTGTCGGTGATTGAAATGTCTGTAGATGAACCATCCGTGGTCAGGAGGTTGTTCGAGACCACCGCAAGCACAGCATACTTGCCAGCAGCGATCGCCTCTGCGACCGTGACCGTGAGGTTGTTGGTACCAGACGTTTTGTTTGTGCCGGTACCAGCATTGACCTGCTCAACAGCAATGGTCATTTAGTTTAGCTCATTCCCAGTACAGACGATCCCCCACTGACCACACTTCTGCAACTGATCACCATTAAGGTCGTTGCCAGTGACGAGGATATTGAATGGAGCATTATACTGCCGACTGTCATCTCGATGAGTAATCCCCGATGCCATGTTGCCCCCAAGGACGTTGTCCCGAATCACGCACTGCTGGGATGACGCTGGGCACGACGAGTTAGTTGCGATCCCACCACCAGGCGCACCAGAGTTCTGTGGACCAAAGGTACCGTTGGGCAGATCACAAGCGGGTTTAGGATTAGGCCACCAGACCGGAGAGCAATTGTTCTCAGTCACATCGTTATTAACAGCGAAGAACGGGCCCTTGGAGATTTCAAAGAAGATCCCCTTGCGGGTGTTGCCTCGCACTTCGTTGTTACGAACTTCGAAGAGGCCACAATCCACATCGCACCAGATACCATTGCCGATGTTTCGCTCGACTAGGTTTCGACGAACCAGAACTCCGTCACCACGAGCGAACTTCATGCCACCGCCACCACTACCAGATTCCTCTGGCGAACCGTTATCATGTACGTGGTTGTCTTCGATCAGCACATCACCCTGAGCGAGTAGCCCACACCCAAGAGCATTACGGTTGTTGTTGTAAATCTCCGAGTTACGAACGGTCGTGCCGATCCAACAATCTACTCCACGCAACGTGAAGCTGTGCATGTCCACATTATCGATAGTGACGCCTTCAGCCCCTGTAGTAGAGCCTGAATTGGTACGGATCTGGAATCCCGTATCGAAGGTATCGTCACCGTCGAGTGTAGCTGGACTGTTTACTACTCCGGCGTCTTTAAAGCTCTGACCGTCCTTAGGTCTGAGCTTGCCTTGATGGAATGTCCCCGACAAACAGAACGGCGTATTCGTGGGGTTGTTATTGATCGCCGTCTGGATACTCGCCGGAGCTGTCACCCTGACGCCCGTACAACTAACTGGATTAGTAGGTGAAGGGCTTGGGCTAGGCGACATTGTTGGAGTAGGAGAAACTGTCGGTGACGGTGACGGGTCGGGTTCACAATTCTCCTCGAACACCGCACACTCTAACCGATCAAGCCGCTCCTCTACAGTGGGTTCAGTTTGAGTTGAACCTGGAATCGCCCACACAAGTAACAGGGCAGCAATTAAAGCTGCCGCAGCAATTGGGCGCTTTTTCATTATGCAGCCCTTAACAACCCAGAAGCGTTGATGTTGACGTTGAGGTTGTTTCCATTAGTAGTGAACGACGCATCGAAGATGCCCATGGGAACGAGGTCGGCGTCAGTGCCGGCTGTGGTATCCGGGTCGTAGCAGACAACTGCCATGGCGCCGGTGTTGTTAGTCGCCCCGCCAGCTGAGGTGTAGACAACGTCAGCCACGTCGATATTCCACCAGTTGTTGGTGTCGTCAACTGCGTTCTGGGTAACGCTGAGAGTCTTGCGGGTGTAGTTCGTGAAGTCACACTCATCGTTAGTTGCGGCGAGAAGTGCCTGCAAGGTGTCGTAATCCTGAAGTGTCGCTTGAGACTCGACGCCAGCCGACTTCAACAAAACCAGGATCAAGGCGTCGTTTGCTGCTGGAAGGCTCGCATAGTGAGCAATTCTCCCCTTACTTATGTTCGCTACAACTGCTGCCATTCTGTTTCCTCCTTGTTAATCTCTAAATCCAGTACTTCTACGAGTTGGTGATGCAGGTGGACCAGTGTTGGGTTGGACCTTAACCGTGGCCTCCCCAGCGGTTGTCTTCGATGATACCCCTTTCCCTAAAGCTGCCAACAATCCCGGCAGGTCTAACCCTTGAAGTCCTGAGCCCAATCCCTCAATCAGCTGAGTAAGAGTTTGTGAATCGAGCGTGGTTCCAGGTGGTGCCTGACCCGTTTGCGTGAGTACCTGTTGCACAAGACGGGCCTCTACAGCAGCATTCTCCTTCAAGAATTCATCTATCTCCTCATCCGTGTAGCCAAAGTGCTCGGACCACAATCTCCTAAGCGGAACACCTAGAATGGACTTCAGCTGTGCAGTTTGTGCCTGCTCGAGGTCGTGTCGGGTTTCAACATGCTTGAACACAGGAAAGACCATTGCCGTAGGCTTATGACCAGCGATCCGAACAGCAAAGGTCATACCCCGGGCCCATTCAATCTTCCACAGCTTAATGCGATCATGGCACTTGTGAACTAATCCCGCCTCAGCTGTCTTCAACGCCTCACCTGATGGCATATCCCCCGACGAACGTAGGTAATGCAAGGGGGTCTGAGTGGTTTTCGCTGTATGGGCAACAAGCATCTCAACGAACTCTCGAGGCCCATCGAATTCCATCGCAGCAAACTGACCAAAGCGAGCATTCGGGTCGGTAGTCGCCCAAACACGGTTCGCCCCGGCTTTCCAACCCTCTCGAGGGTGACCAGACCCTGCCATCCACTTCTGGGGGAACCCTGCGAACTCAGAACCCAGCAACATATCCATCAGGACCTTATTGGCAGCGTTCTGAATCGGTACAACGGTCTTCAACTCCGACATACCGTGGGTTGAACCCCCGGGACGGTTCTTGAAGTGGAAAATCGGGATAACACCGTAGGGGTTGTCGATATTCCCGCCCGCTCGACGCCAACCAGGCGGCAATGTCTCCCCAGGCACCTCCATACCAGCTAATGCCGCAGCTGTAGAATCCTTCGGGGTGATGTATTGCTCGATACGATCACGGAAGTACAGATTAAGTCTAATCTCCCCCTCTTCAGTTTCCCATTTCTTAGAGGCTCGAGAGGCCCGACGCAGGTTTGCGGGGTCGTAGAAGACATTTACGTCTAATGCATCGTTGTAGAACAGGTCTACACCATCATCATCGAAGTCAAATTCCGGTTTGACGTCTGCCGGGGTCTTCCACACCATCATGTAGCTGTCGCCCTTGATAAACGCCTGTCTGTGGATATCAGTCGCCTCAAGTTCTACATTCGACTGAGCCCAAATTTCCTCGGCCTTTTTCTCTGCTTCCTTATCGTCTGAGGTCCAACCAGTGATTTCAAGACGTTGTGTGGGAGCCTCAACTACAACTTGACACCAGTTGTCAG